ATTGATTCCATAAACATTATGTGGACGAATGATGCACCAATCTAAACCATGTTGGTCGCCAGCAATTTGTATATCTCGTTCGCAACCAAATTTTGCTATGCCATATGGATCAATTGGATTGGGTTGATCTCTCTCATCGAATGGAGGATTCCCCTGTCCATAAACTGCCATAGTTGATGTGAATATCAATCTTTTTGGATTGTGTCGTATACAACTATTCACAATTCTAGCTGTCGCTATTAGATTATTTTCATAATTATATTGGCGAATGAATGGCGATAATCCCTCTGCAGCATATGCAGCAAAATGGAAAACGTAGTCAGAACCTTCAATTAAATGATCAAATTCGTCTTTTACCAAGTTAAGTTTATGAAACTGTACTTTGGGATTCACATTATCGATATAGCCACCACTGAGATCGTCTATTCCAATTATCTCAGTTCCTGGAACGTTATCAACAATCCAGTCAGCAAGTCTTGATCCCAATAAACCAGCAACTCCTGTTATTATTATTTTACTCATAGTTAATTTCATTTACTCCAAGGAAGATTATTATTATATCTCCTCATCATTTCAGCATTACCTCGTTGAAAGAATTCAGGCTGTACTGATAGTTGAGAATTTCCAACAGTATAATTTACTGTGTACTTATATGTAGTATCGAATTTAGGAGCCATTTGTTTAAGAACATGGATCATCGCACGATCAATTTCTGCTTGTCCTGGTTCTCTGAACTTACGCCACCAAACGGGCGACATAGCCACAGCTAATAATTTTGGTAAAAAATAACAATTAACATCAATAAAGAAATCTTCTGGGTGAAGGATACTTGCCCATTTTCCTAAACTTTCGCAATTATCTTCACAAAGAAATTCTTGATTTTTATTTACAATATTCCTAAAAGAATATGACCACTGATTACCTGCCTTTATGGCATCAATGCAATTTTGAATGTGATCGGCGGAAATATAATTGTCATCGTCCAGAAACATAACATAATCACCATCAGCGATATAAGTTCCAGAGCCATAAATGCGATGACCGTTCCAACGATCGCGTCCAATAGAATATGGTAAGTCGATAATATCACAACGATATCCATCTCTTGTTTTAATTTGAACAGCTGATTCTTCAATTCCTGAATAAGCAGCAGCTGCTCGCTCAAGACCATCTACCATTATTAGATGTTGTATATTAGAGTAAGTTTGTTGCTTGACTGATTGTAGACAATTTGCAAGAATAGGATTTCCAGTTGTTGCAGTAATAACACTAACTAGTGGTTCATTCACTTACTTCTCTCCTCGCAAAATTTTACAATACTGGGATCGCGTTTTTGTTCTTCATTCGGAACAAACTGCGCTCTAAATCTAGGTTCAGTGTTATTATCAACTCTACTCATATAATATACAGCTAAACTTCTTCTTGAGATAATTTCAGGACAAGTAATTTCCTCTGGCAATCCATGCCAAGAATCTTGAGTTGTATCAAAGATTATTGCTCGGTTAAATACATTTTCATATTTAACACTTCGACTGGAAGGCGATTTTCCATCACTATACCATAATCCCAAAGAACCTCCCCAACTAGGATCCCAATCAGGAGTCATATAAACAATTAAGTTGTAATTTCTTTTATAGTTTAATTTAGGATGGATTGAATAATCTTTATGAATATTTAATTTCCCACCTCGAGAATGTGAGTGCATACCTCCACCATTTAATCCATAATCTGCTCGTATATTATCTTTCGCAGTCAACATATTCATTTTATGTGTGAATACGTTACTGCAAAGATAATATAAAGCAGAATAAATGGTTTTGGGAAATTTATCCCAATGAGAGCAAGCTTTTTTTATTTCAATTGGATTATTATAAGAAACTGTCCAAACAGAAGAATCGTGAGAGGGAAATTCTTTTGCAATTTCATCAGCTACTTCTTTTTCAAAGAAGTTATCTATTACAATATGATTGAATGGCTTGGATGATAAAAATGATTCTCTATTTGAAAGAAAATCAAAATAATTTATCACCAATTATTCTCCGAGAATCTCTCGGAGAGAGTCAATCTTCTTACTGACATCAGCAGATCGATTTGGCCAACGAAGAACTGTTTTTTCTGGATTCTGTTTTAGAGTTTCTAAAAAAGGAAATACCTCATTTTTTATAGCTAATATTTTTTCTTCATCCAAATCTTTTCCAGTTGTTGTTTCATATTTGGGGATGCCCATATATTCATCTACTGTATCAGGATCAACTGCATATCCTCCGCCTGAAACGAGCAAGGGATCAGGATTGTTTTCTGACATTTCAAAATCAATAGAATCTTGGCTTTCTATTTGGTAATCAGGATCATCCAAAGATTCTTCATCGTCTTCTTCTCCTGAGGAATAATCTGATTCAAAATCATTAAACTTATCAATATAATCATTCATTCCGAAAACATATCCAGCAGATTGCAAAAATCCTCTAAACTCTTCAAAAATCTGAGTTAGGCTCTGCTCACCATTAAGAGTGATGACAATTTCCTTGTTGTTAGCGAATTCAGTATGTGGCGTATCATCTTGATGATCATTCTCATAGATATACTTAAAAACAAATTGAGTTTTCATTTTAAATCTCCAATTCAAAGTTTATATTAAATCCATTATTCTCTGGTGAGCGACTTCCATCACGGTGAGCATAACCTCTTGGGTTAGCGATCACTCTACAATCTCCAACCATATAATCAAAACCATCATGGGTGTGTCCATGAAACCAATACTTTATATTCTTATGTCTTAGAATTGTTTCACTAAGATCACTTGAATATGCATAGTTCAAAGCATCACCACGATACCTTTCATGTATGCTGTTATATGTAGGAGCGTGATGAGTCATGACTATAGTTGGTTTATCTATTATTGGCCAATCGTAAAGCATCTCATCTAATTTCTTTAGAGCAAGATTATGTTCTTCTAGAGCATCATCTGTGGAAAATTTCATCAGAGAGGGTTTCATCATTTTAATTAGATGATGATCATTAAGTCCATTTTGGGCAGCCATCTTAGCCCAAATATCATTGGCGTTATAATCTGTCCACATTGTGGCAGCATAAAGATTCCAACCATCAAGATTGACTACTTCCTTATCAAGAACTTTTACATTGCTTCCTATTAGAAATTCTCTAAGAGTTTCTACAGTGTGATCAAAAATACCATGATAGTGTTCATGATTACCAGCGATATAATAAACACTATTATATTTGGAACATTCTTCAAAGAAAAACTTTTTACAAACTTTCTTGTGGCTTCTTGCGCGATCATCTGTTCTGTGTTCATCTAAATGTGCAGCAACGCAAACGTCGCCCGCAAGTAATAGAACATCGCCCCCAGGAAGATCCAGAGGGGCGAATTCCAAATGCAGGTCAGACATTACATGTAGTTTCATTTTTCAAATTTCATTTTTAATTTTTCGTAAAGTTCTCTTAGTTTCTTTTCTTCTGCTTCTGCTTCTGCTTTTTTTCTTTCTTCATCAAGCTGTTTAGTTTTTAGAGAATCAAGACCCAAATGCATCAACAAAACTTCTTTCTCTCTAGCAATCTTCTCGACATGTTTAACCATCAAAAGATTCATAGAATCTCTTTTTGCAATCATTTCACCAATAGCTTCATTTTGTTCTTTTAGATCTGCAAGATCCATAAACAGTTCATCTAAAGAATTTGCTAATTCCTCAAGAGTGGCAGTTTCGAATTTCATATTGGATTCTTTCTACCGATTGTTTTAGCATCAGCCTCGTCAGTCACATATTGGTAAGCACCTTTTGAATAGGCAATAGCAATACGCTTAGACTTTGCAATAATTGCATCACGAACTTCAGGTGACTCTTTTGCCAAAAATGTTTCATCCATAACACCAGTCCGATTTGGAACAAACTGTGTTGTTGTGACGTGCGAAGCGATCTTGCTTGCTTGTTCTGATCCAGGACGCAAATACGAATTATTTGCTGGCTTGTAATCGCCAAGTTTACTTTGGATACGTGAAACGTCTAATTTCTTTTGAATGACTCCACGAATCTTTTTCTTTTTTTTAGATTTCGGAAGTTTAGTATGAATGATAATCATACAACATATGGACTCAAAAAGAAATCAACAACCTTAGCCTTGATCATTGTGGGAATATCCTGATAAGGTTCTTCGAGATAATAATTACAACCATTCTTCCAATTATTATTTTTTAGAAATGAAGCAAAATCTCGCAGATGCGAATCATTCGCAGGATTAAAAATGACACGCTCACGAGTTTTCAATACAGGTTTGTGATATAGACTCATAATATAGACTCCCAAATTATTACCACAATACTATTGTACTATTATTTGTAGAGAATGTAAATATTAAAAATGATTAATAAATCAATAACTTACATCAATCCCAAAGACCTTGATAGTATTTCCCGAATAGCATCAAACCATTCGAAATACGCTTATGGTGGGATTCGTATGCTTTAGTATCAAAAACACTAGTGTCGTTTGGTCCCCTTACCGTCTGATATGTCACCACACCTTCATGCTTGGTTCTAGATTCCATAGGTTCAGGAATACCAATTGGATTACCATCTTTATCTAATGCTTGCCAAAGCATCTCAAAATTACCAGAAAAAAATTGAGAATCATTATGATCATCACAGAGTTGTTCAAATGCCCAGATCATTTCACCCATAACCCATTCCCAACGTTCATGATGAGTGTTGTCCAACCAACCATTTTCGTCACTAGGTTTTTCACCAGCCCAAAGATGTTCTGGGACATCTTCTTTAGCAACAAAAGGAGATCCATGTTTATTTGCCTTTAACTGCTTAAGCATTGGAAGAATGATCATCGCAAGAGTATCATTCATATTCCAAGTGTCCCAACGATCAATTTTAATTTTGATTGTGCGCTTTTGCTTGTCGTGAATCCACTGACATGCTTTAGTTAACCAAGAATCGTTTCCGTTTTTATCTGCGGCAAGCCAATCTCCAAACTTATAACAAAGTTCTTCGTGTGGATTTTGTTTTTCAGTTAAAGCTTGCTCAAGTTTACTGGGACGCTTTGGCTTGAACCAGGTAAGAGGAGAAAGAATGATCTCTGCAATTTGGTAAGGACCAATAAAATTACTATAAGGACCAATTTTTACTTTCATACTTGTCTCATTAAAAATATTGAGTTAGGGCTTTTCTTTAAAAGATCTATTCCAGCGGTTGAACGATATTCTTTAAGATAGTATACGCTGTTTATTCCACTTTGTAAAATCATTTTAGCGCATTCTACGCATGGTGCATGTGTAATAAACATTGATGCGCCTTCGCAAGAATCTCCATGTTTTGCGATTTTTGCGATTGAATTCATCTCAGCATGAACAACTTCTGGCTTGGTTTTTAGAGTTGGGAAATCTTCAATTGTTCGTTCGCTGTAATCTTTATACTCACAGCAATTATCAAATCCAGCTGGCATGCCATTATAACCGTAAGAAAGGATGCGGTCATCTTTTACAATGACCGCACCAACTTTCAGCCTCTGAGCGTGAGAAAGTTGAGCAACTCTCTCAGCAACATCAAAATAAAATGATATAAACTTATCTTTCACAAATTTACTTAATGGCGATTTTACGAGGCTTTTGAGCTTCTGGGATTACATTCTCTAGATCAATGGATAGAATACCATTATTTAGAGATGCATCTTTAACAACAACAGTGTCTGCAAGAACAAACTTGCGAGCAAAAGAACGACCAGCGATACCCTTTACGAGATAGCTGCGCTCATCCTTATCTGTTTTCTTACCTGTGACAGTAAGAACATTCTTTTCTGATGTGACTTCAATTTCCTCATCTGTATATCCAGCAACAGCAAGCTCAACAATATAATTGTGTTCATCTACGCTAATAACATTTACTGGCGGGAAAGCTGTATTAGAATGATTCACAAGATCAGCAGCATGATCGAGAGCGTCGAACATGCGATCAAATCCTAATGCAGATGGAAGGAAACGATCAAAAGATGGGAATGAATTTAGATTTGTCATAATAGACTCCTTTATAAGCAAGTTAATGGTATGTGAGCCTCAATTGAGCACTCACAAACATTATATATAAAAGTTTTCTAAAAATCAAACTATTTTTTTACTATAACTTACAATCGCTTGGAATAGATTATTAATTCGATATTTTTCATTAGCTTCTTGCAATACAGAGGGAATTACTGCCTCAATATAATTAGAGGCTTGTTTTCCTGTAATTTCTTTTGCTCTAGCCTGATCAATTACAGCTTTAAGAAAAGGATGATATTTCTTAACATTGGGATCTTTCTCATTCTCAACATCAATCAGAAGATACTCAATCCATTCTAATCTTTGTGCCATTATTTTGTACCTGTTGACCCAAATCCAGCACTTCTGTTTGAGAGCCTCTCAGGTTTTACTGGATATTCAAAAAATACAAACTGTTCATTTTTCACGATTTCTGCTTGAGCGATTCTATCGTATCGTTTAATTGTCTGTGGTTGATTTGAAATATTTGTCAAAAGAACAAATACTTCTTCCTGATAGTCCACGTCAACGATTCCTTCGGAATTTGCGAGAACCAAACCTCTCTTCAAAGAGAGTCCTGATCGAGCATGCAGACGGATTGAATAAATTTGATGCTCATATCCTGCAAGTTTTTCATCTATAATTCTGAATATTAATCCAGTTGGAATCAATACTCTATCTCCAGGACCAATCATCAACTCAGCATCAACCGTTCCGACTGGACGATCAAATGGATCGTTATCTTTATTATAACCTTCCACAGAAGTTTTTGATGGACAGTAACACAAATCAAAACATGTTGATAATTGTGTTCCGAAAGTTGGTAATGAGACTTTCGGGTCTGTTCTATAGTAGCCGAGTTTTACAAAATTCTTAATCACATCACACATAATATAACTCCAAATTATTCAGGAGAAACTTCTCGCCTTTTCTTTCCAATATTATATTTGGCAACTAGTTCCCATTCATGTTTATCTTTATGGGATAAAATTTTAATCTGAGAAAGTGGGGCTTTTGGATCTTTAATCTTTTCAGAATTAACAACTTTCAATAGTCCCCACTCTTCCAAAAGATTAGCGATAGTATTTCTTCTAGCTAAATCATTTTCAATAATGCTTGATGGTTTACCATCAAGAGCAAATAACTCTTTAAAGTGTACGATATAGTATTTGCCTTGTTTATGTAAGATATGACAAGATTGATAGAGAACGTTTTCTTTTTTAGCAGCAACACCGATGCGGGTTAATGTTTCGCGAATCTTTAGGAAGTCATCTTTTTCTGCAAGAGTAACCTCAATTAAATTTTCAACACTCATGTCAGTCACCTATATTTGTTTTTATTCTAATAATATGGAGTTGTTCTTCAGTTAGAACTTTTAGGCATTCTCTAGCTTTTTTATCAGAATAACCAAAAAATAATTTAACTGCTAACACATCATCCTCTTTGACGGGCTTCTCCCATTTCATAAATGGTCTTTTTTTAGCACGCACTCTATTTATTAAATAATCATATTGTGGTTTCTGATCTAGATTGAAATTCTGATTCATCTCATTAGCAAACATTATACAGTCAGCATGATATGAAAGAGCTCGATTTACCATAAATGCATTATAGTCTTTTTCTTCTTCCAAAATATGCTGCTTCGTCTGCATAATACTAGGAAGAATATCTTTGAATAGGTCTGTCATTTGACTTCACACTCAATCATTATGTTTTTCATATCAAACTCCATAATTTATTAAAGGAATGATAAAATCTAATCCAAAACAGACGTCTCTATCATTAACTCAGTTAAAAATGCCAAAAGATTAATTTCTTGATCTGCGACAAATGCTGCTTGATATTGGTACTTGCCCAACAGTACAACCGCAAGAGGAATACTCTCTGGCTTTAGAATATCATAAAGTTTATCATAGAACTCGCGCATGATACGATGAGTATCGTTGTCGGCATTCTGAGCAACCCATTTACGAACTTCTTTAAAGTTTTTATCTTTAATGAATCCGATAAGTTCCGTCAGCTTCGTATCAGATACATTGGCAAGTATACCAATATCAATTTTGCCACTGACACTATAACGTTGAAGTTCATTAAGAACTCGACGGTAATCTGGGAAAAACTTAGTGATAAGTTCAGCAACAACTTTTGGAGAATATTCAATTTCTTCCTCCTTTAGAATGTATTCAACACGTTTCATGAAGTCAGTTGCCATCTTGGCTTTCTGACCATTGACCAATTTAAAATCAATAACAGCACACCGCGAATGAAGCGGAGAAATAATACGATTCTTAAAATTACAGGTAAAGATGAATGAACAGTTCCCAGAGAACTCTTCAATTACTCCTCGGAAAGCAGCCTGAGCTACTGGAGTCAGGTAATCAGCCTCATCTATAATTACAACCTTGCGACCGCCCATCAGGGAGACTGATGAAGCGAATCCCTTAACTTTAACTCTTAGAACATCAATTCCGCTCTCATCGCTACCGTTTATAAGAATGTAATCTGCACCTATTTCTTCGCAAAGCGCTCGGGCTATTGTAGTTTTCCCAACTCCAGCTGAGCCGCAAAGAAGCATATTCGGAATTTCTTTCCGATTCACATATTCTTGAAATAATTTTTTCTGAGATTCTGGAAGAATGCACTCTTCCACCGTTTTAGGTCTGTATCTCTCGTTCCACAAAATAACGTCACTTTCATTCATCATATAATTCTCACTTATGGTTATTAAAAGTTCTTCCTAATCTATACCCATCAGGAATCCAATTATTATAAACAGTTTTCCAATTTAAGTTTCAATTAGAACCTTAGCCCATCCTCCATTTTGATTCAAGTATAAATGACCATCAGGACCAACTACAAATTTTATTTGTACATCTTTCCTAGTTCCAGGTTCATATTGAGTGCCTAAAGTGCCTAAATGGTTTGGATTTTCAATCTTCTTACCGTAAGTGGATTTAAATATGATTATATCTTTTTGTTCTTCGATCTGCTTAATAACTTCTCTGTTATCTTTCTTTGAAGAACCAAGAATGTAACCACCAGTTGCCCAACCTGCAACACCAGCCGCAGCTATACCTCCACCGAGTGTTATATATTTTAACAGAGATCTACGATTCATGGCTGTTTCTCAAATACAGTTTCGTAAGTCTCCTCAAAGTCAGCATTTTCTGCACGGATTTCAGCAAGATTACGCTTATGGTAAGTCTTGGCTAACTTGCGAGCAATCTTAGGTGGAACTTCATAATTCTCCTTGAGATCATTGTAGATCTCTTTAACAAGATCTTTTTCAGCAGAGACTCGAGTCATTGAGTTTGAGATTTCATCAAACTTACCTTTGATTTCTTTAAGCTGAGTTGGAGTGTATTGTTGAATCATAATTTATACCTCACTTATCAAATGATGAATTTGCCTGTTCCAAAGCAATCCAATAAGTCAGATTGTTTGAACTATTTGTGAACTTGCCAACTCCAACTGATGAAAGTTCAACTTTATAAGAACCAGGAAGGATCTTAAGATTCTCAATCTTGATTGCTGCTTGGAATCCAATATCAGAAGATCCATCAACCTTAACATTAGCATCGTCAACGATCTCACCCTTGACGTCCATTGCCCAGATATTAATGTCCGAACCCTTCCCCTCACATTTAATCACAATGTTTGGACACTTCAAAACAGAAGCAGTACTGAAAATCCAACTTAGAATCTCTGACGTCAGATTGAAATTGACGTCGTAAGCTGGCACATTAATGTTCTTATTGGGTGGGCAAAGAATTAATGTTGATGGAGTATAGCGAATGCGGATTTTTCCAACTGAACGGAAAGTCAAGAAATCTTTCTCAAACTCAACCTCGGGGGAATTCTTATTCTGAGAAATGACACCGAGAAGCTTATGCAAGTCATAGATCCCAAATTCAGTAGGGAATTCTTCTTCAACGGTTGCTTCTGCAAGGATTGCCTTGTTAGAAGAAATAGTCCTTAGAGTCTTTCCAGGCTTCACAACAATACCTTGATTGATAGAAGAAAAGTTCTTAAGAACGTTTAATGTATTCTCACTCAATTTCATAAATTATCTCCAATTAAAAAACAAGTTATATTATATACTCTTCAATTCAAAATTCAAAATGTTATTAATATTGTCTTCCAAATCTTGTAATGTACCGTTATTTTCTATAGTCCCATCAATTTGTTTTCCTAC